AATAAAATTTCTTCTGTCTGTTTATTGTCTTTTAAAGTGAGCCTGATTAAAGCTTCGAAAGGCTTACAACCTTTGTTCTCAACGAAGTCCATCCAAACACCAGTGTTTTTGTATATTTTAACAGCAGTGTTGTTGTCTCCATCTCTATAAAGAGCTTGGGTTCTCCAATGATCGCCACAATCTATTAGACTGTAACCTATTGATTCCAGAATTCCTTGAAATTCTTCAGAATTGATCGAAGTCTGGGATTGTTTCTTGGATTCCATCACTGTCTAAATCTTCCTCTCCATTTAAAACTCTTGCTATATCCCTAAGATCTCCTCTCTCTGTGATATTAAAATTATTAAAATCTAAATTAATAGCATTTTTTCTCAAAGAATCGCCAATGCTTACAGGCTCTACTGCTCCAGCAATATCGCTTCCTAAGTGTCGGGCTTTTACATTAATAAGTTTATGTGTTCCAAATCTCCCGCCTTCCATCTCTACTTCGTCTGTAGTTTTACTGCGAAGAATGAACATATGAGAGCAGAATTGAGTAATCCTATCTGATAGAGAAACAATAGATTCATCATCGACTATATTTTGAGAAGTCCTGTTGGTTGTTATACCATATCTGTTGGATTGAACTGATGTAATCATAGGGATAACAGGGTTGCCGTCATGTAAGATTTCTTTTTGGACGCACTTCTTAAATTTATCGACCATTTCTCCAACGACTTGCCATTCTGATTTATTGCCATTATTTTCAGACGTTGTTTTGATATAATCGAAAGAAAATACCATTTGGTTACCCCTGCCAACTTTCGAATAATAAAATCTCTTTAGAGTATTGACCATAGAGTCTACATCCATTCCTCCGACATTGTAATAGTAGAATTTTAGGTTTTTAACTCTAGGCCAGACAGCTCTGACTTTATCTACCACATCCTGTCCAGCTTGCCTCCATTTACCATTTTCCAGTAAATGCATAGGCACTCCAGATAGAGCAGCGCATTGTCTCATGATCAGTTCCTCTTTACTCATCTCTCCATTGTCGAAGTGCAGAACAGGGACATCATACTTCAAGCTGACTTTGGTAGAGTAATCCATACAAAACTGTGTCTTACCGACACCAGAACGAGCCACAATAACTGTAATATTACCAGCTCTTAAAAGAGAGCCATAAATATCATTTATCTTTCCATGTGGACCCATCATGCCAAATTCAGTAACGGGATTATTTCCACGCTCTTCGACAAGAGCTTCCATTTCCTCGTAAATGTTCTCTGGGGTGTCGTTTCCTATCTCGTAAAGATTAATTCGAGAATTATAAACATTGTCAGCTACCTCTATGATATCTCTATAAGAAGATTCTGGAGCTATGTTCTTCATCTTCTTAGCTATCTCTTGAGAAGAATCTAGTATTTCTCTTCTTATTGTATACTTTTTAAGTTCTTTGGCTGTCTTTAAGATATTACCTTTGGGGACTTTCCTCAAAGACAAAGACTTAATATAATCAGAAGGATTGAGGTTGTCCTCAAAAGATAATCCAACCTCATTTACTCTTTGCGCGATTATAATCTCATCAATTTCATCACCCGCATCGATAGCTTGTTTTATGATTCTAAAGATCGCAGAATGCAAAGAGCTTTGTTTAGAGTAGAAATCTGAATTACTAATGAAATTAGAAATCTCCGCAAGGCTTTCTGGCTCTTTAAGCAAACCAGCTAATAACTGTTTTTCTAGTTCAAAATTGTATATCATTAATCCTCTTCTATTATTTCGTTAGATGCATGTTGGAAATGATTTTCCAAAGCTTTTGTTAAAGCAAATTCTGTCATACCACAATCAAATTTGCAATAAATAAGCGGCTTCCCATTTTCAGAAGAAACAGCCATGATAACACCTTTATACTTGTCAGCCCCACCCGAAAGCTCGTAGAGCTTATCAACCATCTCTGTAGGAATACAAAATTCCTTATCGTCACTGCCTTCTGGTAAATTCATAAATAAATGTCTTGATCGGTAAATAAAGAAGCTTGGATTTCGTCTTTGGGATAAATTTCTGCTAGCTGAATTTCATTAGCCTTGCAAAAGTTTAATTTATGCTCATCTCTTTTAAGTTGATCAGCATATTTAAAATGGTTTTTGTGGAAAAACTTAACAAATTTTGTGTGTTGCGCTCCCTGAACTTCTACGGCTATTTTTTTATTAGCGTTGTAAAAGTCTAAAGTTAATCTGCTGCCAACCACACGGAACTCTTCAAAAACAATGTCATTTTTCCAGTATTTATACAAGAATTTTTTTACAGTAGTTTGAAATTTACTTCTGCTAGGTTTTTCCCAATCAATTAAATATTTCTTTGCATTTTTAAGGTTTCTTTCTTTGCCGTATCGGTCAACAAATTTCATGCTACAATTTGTTCTTTGAAATAGTTGATCAGAAATTCACACAAGTCTTTGTTGTCTTCGATAGTTTTAAATAAATTATTATCTCCTTGTATTTTTTCTGGAAAGTCAAATTTGTTTTCTTTTAGCAAATCTAAAAAATCTTCTGTGGGTTTAATCCAAGCTCCTTTCTTCTGCATAAACTCCCAAGCATATAGTAAGTCTACAACTTCTTTTTCTACCCAAATAGATGTGCCATTAATACGTCCATATTTTATAGGATAAGAGATAGTCATGTTCGTATTTTCGTGAGCGGATTTTTTAATCGTCACTTTAGCTTGGTGTCCAATGATTGGATTTTTTTTAGAGTCTATAGTTTTTACAGTTGGATTTTTCAAAATCAAATCGCCCTTAAATCTAGGTTCAAACTCCATAATATTGTTAGCGAAGTGCAATAACGCATTACCTCCTGTAGCTGTAGTCTGACGGACAGGCGCTTTTGAATAAGGATCTAGTTTGATATCCGCTCTGACTTGACTGATGAAAATAGCCATGTGTCCCCTTTTACCTAACGCAGTGCTAGTTTTTTTGCAAAAATCAGAAGCAATTACCGCACCACCTGCTACCTTGCTACTCTCTTCAAAACCTTTCGCTAAATCGTCCTTCTTAATTAAACCATCTACAGAATCTAGGATAAAGCAATATTTAATCTTATCGTCATTATTGGTAATCAACTGTCTGATTAGAGTCATAGCCGCTTCGTAAACATTACTCTCGAAAACAAAACAAGTTCCATCCACCCACTCTTCTGGAGAAAAAACAAATTTAACCCCAGATCTTTCTTTAACTTCTGGACCTAACCTTCCTTCCGCTTTGATATACACACCTCTAGATTTATCTACACTAGTTAAAAAGTTCTTCATAACCTGCAAAGATTCAGAGGTTTTGCCACCTTCGTTAACTCCCGTGAATCGATGCAACCCAGGACCAAAGCCCCCAGCAAGATGGTAATCTAACTGTAGGGAACCGCTAGAAACTTTGTATTCCACCGTATCTTCGAAATTAAAATGATCGTCCTTGTTTGCTTTTAAAAAATTACCAAGGATATTTGCTGGTTCTATGTTATCACTCATTTAAAAAGTCTTTTATTGTTTTAGTTTTACGAAGCACATTGCTATCTTGCCCCGACTTATCGCCTATATCATAGGTCTTATACTTGGATAAGTCAACCTTAAAATTGAAAGCTCTGAATTTTTCGTCAAGAGTTTCTTTCAGCTTGTCGCTGACAAGATAAGCTAAAGAGTCGAACTTCTTATCGAAGTAGACAATAGCCATGAAATCCTGCGAGTAACGATCACAAAGATCGTTGAGCATTTTCATTTCCCTAGCAAAGAAAGGTCTTCTTCCTTTATCGGGAACGTCTAATAATCTAAATAAGATTTCTCTTTTATTCGGACCCTTTTTTTTGCTCACGGGTAAGGGTAAACTGCCGCCACATCTCGGTCAATCATTTTTTTCACAAGCTGAAAAAAATTAGTTTTTGGCTCCCAACCCAACTCTTCTCTAGCTCTAGTAGAGTCTCCCCATAACAAATCAACCTCTGCTGGTCTGTAAAAATCTTTGTTGATCTCTACAAGAAGATCAGATCCGTGAAAATACTTTTCTTCCAACCCTTCACCCTTCCATTTGCATTGGCTTCTGTGAAATCCAGCAAAATTAAAAGCCTCTTCCACAAACTCTCTAATAGTGTGAGTCTCATTGGAAGATAAAACATATTCTTTTGGATCTTTCCTATCTTGGTTCAACATCAACCAGACACCTTGAACAAAATCTTCAGCATCACTCCAGTCTCTTTTTGAATCTACATTACCTAATTGTAAAGGTTCAATTTCTTTACCTAATTCAAATTCTACAAGAATTCTGGCGACATTTTTTGTAATTTTGCGAGTCACAAACTCTTCCCCTCTTCTTACTCCTTCATGGTTGAACAAAAACCCTTGGACGGCATAAATATCGTATGAATCTCTATAAACTTTGACCAAATGCCTAGCGGAGCATTTAGCAGCCCCATACGGGCTTCTAGGGCGCAAAGGGTGTTCTTCTGTTTGTGGAGACTCTACAATATCGCCAAACTCTTCAGAGCTGCCAGCGTTGTAATATCGGCAATTGGGAGCGTGTCTGCGAATAGCTTCTAATTGGTGCAAAACAGCCATAGCATTTGTCTCCATATGTTGAGTCGGCATTTTCCAACTAGTTCCGACAAAAGAGTTTGCTGCAAAATTTATAAAATAGTCAGGCTTGTGTTCAGATATAACTCTTTCTGTGTTTTGAGGGTCTGAAACATCTAAATCAATAAGAAAGAATCTGTCGTTATCTTCTAGGTGTTCGATGTTTTTGTGGTTTTTTACACTAAGTCTCCTAGCGCCTCCAATAATTGTATGCTCTGTATGTTTCAAAAGATAATCAGCCATAAGGCTACCATCTTGACCTGTAACTCCTGTAATAATAATTTTTTTCATAAAATCCAATCAGAACAAACCCCGAAAGATTTGTAGTTTTTTTCTTTCCAGTTTTTTGTGTTATCTACAATAACGGATTTTTCCGAAACAGGTTTGTTTGGGTGAGTCCATATAAAGTGTTTGGATGTTAAAGAGAAATCATCTTCTTGATGCCAAAAAAAATTTAAATATCTCGGTATACAATTTAATGCAGATAAGTTTTTTGCGTGAATCCACAATTTTGGTTTGCAAAAAAAATTTACATCAACTTCATACTCTGGATGATCATGACCAAGATACCATTTACTGTCTTCTCTCCACAAATCTATTTCACAATCAAAGCCTAACCGCAAAACCTTTTGGATCTGGTCGGGGTGATTTTCTAAATTAGATGGCCCTTCTAGATTTCCTCTGTGAGATATTAAGATCATTTTTTGCTTACTCTAGTCATATGTCTACCCCCATCAAAAGATGAACTTACTAATGTATTTATAATATCTTTAAGAGAAGAAATGGATGTATACTTAGAAGGTATAGAAAAAAAGTTGGCACAATTATGTCTGCGAGACATTTCCGCTGTATATTCGTCAAAAATCAATGCAGCCCTTACTTCTTTTTTATCATTTGCTAAAATATTAACACCTTGACCAGTTCTGCAAAAACCTAAAATAAAATCACAAGTTTTGTTATTTAAGGATTCTACCGCTTGGTTCACATAAGCATTATAGTCTACATCTTTCTCTACATGGCATCCAAAATCAACGTATTCAATACCTAAAGACTCCAAGACGGTTTTAGCATCTTGCTTCCTTTGATAGCCAGAGTGATCACAGCAAAGACCTACAGGTTTTTCACCAAATTTGTAAGCAACCTTATCAACAAAAAATTCTAATTCTTCTGGAGTGCCTAGCACATGCATTTTTTCAACCTGCTTAATACTAACGCTCCGACCATCTCTAATCAGCAAATTATACATGGGGCAGATATAAAACTCATCTTTCGTTCTAATGTCTTTCCGCACAAGCTCTTCAGCATATTCAACAAAATATCTACCTTTTTTAAAATAATAAACACCAACAGCCGCATCTGAACTAATTACTTGTTTTTCTACCGTTTTAGTCGCGTATCCATTTTCGTCTGTAGCTACATAACTGTGAGCTGGGCTATTAGCTTTAAAAGTAAGCAAAAGGCCATCTAAATTTTCATTTATATCATCAGGATCAAATTTGTTTTGGAAATAAACATCTGGGGTATAAATAATTAAGGGGATATCATTATCAATATACTCTTTGGCTAACAAACATGTCGAAACAGAGCCATCTGTATCGTGATCAATAACTACAATTTTTACACTTTCTCCAAACTTTTGCTTTAAAATCTCATCTATAGAAAAATTATTTATATGTTCAAGCCTTACAGCAAAAATCAAATTACAATCTTTTGTATCGATAGACTCCATAGCCCAATCAATAACTTGTTTTGTTTTAGCCATAATTAAAGGCTTGGGCATTGTATAACCTTGATCAACAAACCTTTGAGCCTTACCAGCTATGGGTAAAAGTAAATTATATTTCATTTTTTTTAATAAGGTATTTGGTTGTCTCTTTTGGAGTTAATTTTATAGCATCGTCTAGTGTAGAATTATAGTATTTAGAAATAAATATTCCAGCGAAAATATCGCCAGCTCCATTGACATGAATATTTTCCTGTGGATCGGTGAAACCCTCACTCACGACTTTACCTTGAATTATGCATTCGCAGCCGTGTTTATCGTGTAATATTAAAGGTGTTTTAAAATTAAGGTCGCTATATAAAGCTTTCCTTTCTCTAGAATCGAAAACTAATGATGATTTTTTAATTAAATGGAGATAATTTTCTCTTTCTTTAATTGTGCAAAAATCTAAACTTATTTTTGTTTTTAAATTATTTAATATTTCAGGTTGAGACAAGTCATCTACATATGCAATATGTAACCAATCTAATAAATCCTCTTTTATTTTAGGTTTTTCAGAATTACGAAAAGAGTGAATAATAGAGCTTCTTGTCGAACTATCAGACTCACTGATAATAAATGCTTCTACTTCACTGTCTTGATAGCAGTAAGATATAACCGATGGAATATTAGCCTTTAAAATATTAAAAATGCCGCCAACAGTTTTATCAACTTTCAAAGCAATATTGGTTTCGCCCGACTTTAAAGTATTTAAATAAACTACTGTATCTAAATACTTCCTGCCAAATAAACCAAGATTAAAATTTTTCTGCTGCATCAAGATCCATAACAGATTGTAAGTCTGCTTTTTTAATTAAGTCATTAGATAATAAATAATCATGGAGTTCCATAATTAAATTATGGCCACCTTTACTAGATAATACATGTATACAGGAATCTTTAACCTCTTCGCAAGAATCTGTAGGGCAGAAAGAATATTTTACATTTTTTAATAAATCCACATCGAATAAATCATCACCAACGAAACAAATATCATCTGCAAGACAATCGTAAATCATACAAAACTTCTCCAAAAAATCTTTTTTGTTTTTGCCTCTCGCGAAGTGAAAATCAATATTCCTATTTTCAGCTATAGCTCTATTTACATTTTCATCTCCACTAAGGAAACACACTTTAACTCCAGAAGCTTTTATTCTTTTGATCGCTGTAAAATCTTTATCGCAAAACGATTTCATTTTACCGAGTCCGTTTTCCGAATAAAGTTTTGTGCCATCAGTTAAAACTCCATCGACATCTAATATTAATAATTTTATCATATTATTACTAAGCTAGTCATGCCACAAGTTTTTATTTAAAAATATAGATTGATTATTTTCCCATAAATTATTAATCATAAGGTGATATTTATACAAGCAGTGAGGATTTACAAGGACCGTATCATCAGAAACATAAATAGCTAAATCACTAGATCGATCTTCTTTTAGTAACTCATTAGAAAATTTATCATGTTTATTACTAATTGGCCATCCAGTCTTACATAAATATGTATAGTCGCTGTTTGGTTGTAGATACTCAAATACTTTATCATATATGGTTGAAATGATGTCTATATTTTCTGAATTACTGTAATACCAATGATCAGATGATCCAGCGTTTAGTTGATCCCAGTATGCTTGGTAGACTTTTTCCATATCTAAATTTAAATTAAAATTTAAGTGGCTTGTTTTGTTAAGACCTGAATTATGAAAACCTACATCAAACCTAGAAATAAGAACACAATCATATTTAATATTATTTTCAATTTCATATTGCCTTTTTAAGTCAACTGAACGCTTCCGTGAATACAAGAAACTTAACATATTAAATAAGTTATATTGAATTTCTCCTGTGTTATGAGAATTGTTTATATCTTTAAGCCTATCAAGTTCTTCAGCAAAGTCTTTTTGATTTTCAATTTTATACGAAATTGGGTTAAATATTTCGACCAACTCTTCGGAAATGTCAGTATCCCAAGAGTGGATAAAAACATCAGCATCACCTATCTTGCTTAAAAGCGTGGCGAACTTTTCCTTATATGCACCGTATGCTGGCGTAGAGCTTCCTCTAGCTAGACCATGTAAACAAATAGCAGTTTTCATATTATTGAATATTTTTTTTAACTAAACAATTTTTTTCTCTAAAGTAAAGAAAATCTATATCTGTTTTTAAAAAAGTTTTGATCGCATCACTTGGTGTTTCAACAATAGGCTCTCTATCATTAAAGCTAGTATTTAGAATAATTGGGACATCAGTTAACGAGCTAAATGTCTTTATAAAATTGTAATACCAATTATTAGATGACTGTGTTACAGTTTGTAGTCTACCCGTGCCGTCCAAGTGGACAACAGCAGGAACTAATTTGGCTTTTCCTTTTTTAAATGGTATAGCAAAACTCATATAGGGGCTATCTATATCTTCTACAAACCAATCAGCTACATGCTCTCGTAATATAGATGGAGCAAAAGGTCTAAAGCTTTGCCTGTGTTTGACTTTTTGGTTAATAATATCCTTCATATCTTCGTGTCTAGGATCTGCTAATATAGACCTATTGCCTAAAGCTCTTCTACCCGACTCGCTTTTACCTCCATAAACAGATATAATATTTTTTTCTGTCAATAATTTTGCTACATCTAAATCAGAGCATTCAACAGTTTCAATTTTATCTGCAAACTCTAATAAAGCATTATTAATGTGTTCATCGCCATAAGACGCTCCTAAATATGGAGAGTCAAATAATTGATCAATTATCAAATCCTTTTTCAAATGTTCTTTCAAAAAGTATTGTACACACCCAATAGCTAAACCTGCATCATAAGGAACAGGTGGTATAAAAATATTTTTAATTTGAGGAAACCAAGATTTAATCTTGCCAGTTAATACACAATTGAGAACGACACCGCCAGCTAAACACAAGTTGGTGTTTTCTCCTAGATTTTTCTGTATATATTCTTTTACAATATTCTCCGTAACATCTTGAATACCTTGTGCTAAATTATATTTTCTTTGATCAGAACAACCCGCATATTGACTGTAGGGTCTTTCTGGTGTTTCAGATTCATTAGCCATACATGACATAGCCATAACGGTTCCAGCCTGACACCCATATGGAGGTCCACCACCGCTTAATCCAAAAATCTCTCTTGTGCAATCTTGCCAAAACCCACCTAAATTTGGAGACATTCTATAATCTAAATTTTTAATACTATCTTTATCAGCTTGCCATGACGTTAGACATCCAGGTCTTCCATTGTCCCAACCCCCTCCATCTATCGTTACAACTAATGAGTCATCATACTTGCTATTATAAAAAGCATTAGCTGCATGAGCTAAATGATGACCAATCTCTACACATTTAGATGGGTTTTTACGTTGTATATTTAAGTAAGTCTGTGAGTAACCTATAGGGTTCCCGTGTGGGTATGTAACAATGTAGTCAAACTCATCAAGGTCTACCCCTGACTCTTCTAAATATTGCAATACATCTTCTTCTGTTTCTTTTACTCTAGTTATCCTCTCTAATTCTTCGTGTATTACTAAACGACCATCTTCAAAGATGGCATAACTAGAATCGTGTGAGCCAGCGCTAAAACCTAATATTTTCATAAAAATTTACCAAACGGCATGTTGTCTTTTACTTTTTTTTATCTTTTTTATCCTGCTTAATTCAGTCGAGTATTCTCTAAAATTCCATCCACCTTTTACTATAGCTGTAGCTACATAAGGCCAAACGCAAGAATTGAAATGACCACCCCTAGCTTCTTCGCCATCATAGTGTAAAAGTCCTCTTATTGATGAATTAATTTTACCAGAATTTAATTCTAAATCCCACCCACTACATTTATTAGATTTTTCTAGAAAAGATATTAAACTTTTTCTTTTCCATATTGTTGGTTGTAGTGCAAAGAAATCTTTTGAAGTTGGATCTACTTCCCACAAGGAAGATAATAGATTGGATTTTGATAAAATACAATCTCCTGTTTTGCAGAGTCTAATAAACGAATAATTTGAGTCTTTTAATATGTTTATGTATTTTTTAACCTTATTTATATTCGGTTTTTTGTATAAAAACATATCTTCATGTTGATATAAAATAATATCTTCTTTTACTTTCTCTAAAGATTTTTTTAATCTTTCGCTATAAACATCATTTTCATTGTAAATGATATGCTCATTTTCATCGTTGAATTTTTTGTCAGAGAATACTAATATATTTTCTATTCCAAACTTTTTTTGTTGTTCTAAAAAAATATCTAAAATATCGAAATATTCTGAATGTGAGTAAACTATATTTTTAAAGTTATCCATTACCAAATACAAGTTTGTTGTGATGTCTTCCCTCCAAAATGATAGTCTCTATTTTTACCAACTACCCAAGGACTAATTGTAGAACCAATATCTATGTAAGTATTAAAAGGATTAGCTTTGTGAAGTTTATAACTTAAAATGTTACCGAGTGGCCCACCTGCAAATAGAAATAAAGCTCCTTCAGATTCTTTAGCTTTTTGCATACCTAGATTTATCCAATGAGAAAGAAAAGGCTCTTGCCAAGCTTTCATATTGAGCGGGAAGTATTTTTTGATTTTAAATGGCATTTGTTTAGAGATGCCGTTTTCATTAGCAAAAAGAAAAACATCTTCGCCCCAATCATTAAAAATAGGGATAAGGTCTTTTTCAAAATATGGATAATTGCTATTAACAAATAAATTAGCCCAAGTTACATTTTTTGTTTTTACAGTATCTCTCATCCACTGAACATGCTCCATAGGCTGACAGCATGGACAACTTATTCCAACAATGTAATCATCGTGGTCGTATTGAAAAGATTCTAAAAGAAGAGATTGTTCTTTTCGATGCAAGTCAGGAGAAAAAGTCCAATTGTCACAATTAGTTATAGCCTCATTCCTTAAAATTTTATATTCACCATCAGCATATTTAGAAAAAGAAAACTTTTCTTTTCCTCTAAGCTTTTCAGTTAAATTAATAAAATCTTGTCTAAAGTTTTTCATCAAGTATTTTTTTTACCTTTATTGAAGACTCGCCGTCTCCGTAAGGGCATTTCTCTTCGATTTTGTAATTATCTTCTAAATTATAAAATATTCCACATAATTCTTTAGGTGACTGGCACATGATTAAATGCCCAGAGTTTTTACCTTCTGGCCTTTCAGTTGTCTGCCTACAAACTATGACTTTTTTATTAAAGAAACTAGCCTCTTCTTGTAAACCTCCGCTATCACTAATTACAAGTTTTGATTTTACTAAAATATCTAACAACATCGAATGAGGAAGTGGATCTAAGACGTTTATGTGGTTTAACAAGTGTTTGTGCTGCTGCACATTTGGACTTGGATGTAAAGGTAATATAAATTCTAATTCGCTGTTTTGTTTAGCTAAATCATTAACAGCTTTAAACCATTCGCTCATTTGTTCATGATTTTCTCTTCTATGTAGAGTTACTAAGACTTTATTGCCATATTCACATTTTTCCTTGTAGGGTAAAAGGTTATCTAAAACTGTATTACCAACCACATGACAATCGCCGTTTGCTAGTTCATTAAATAAATTACCTTTAGATAAAGAAGTTGGGCATAAGTTTAGATCAGAAATTCTTGAAATCATTTGTCTATACCCCTCCTCTGGATATGGATGTTCAAGGTTATAGCTTCTAAGACCAGCTTCTAAATAGTAAATTTTTTTCTTTCTATGAAAAGCCGCCACAGAACAAGCAAAAGCAGAAGCTGTATCTCCTTGAATTAAGACAGAATCAAAATCACCTTCTGGGAATTGTAACAAACAGTCACTGACTAGTTGATCTAGTCTATTTTTATTTTGATTTATTTTTATTTTATAATCCGTGCATACGTCTTTTAAAAGATCAACATGTTGCCCAGTAAATAAAAGCTGATAATTATCTAAAGTTTTCAACAAGGGTTTTACCTTTAACCACTCTGGTCTTGTTCCAAAACAAATTAATATTTTCATTACAACCTCAATAATTTGAATCCTTTTTTATAGTAGTGATCTAAAGATAAACCAAAATCAATTCCATTAGAGTTGACTGAAATAGCATTTTTATCAACACCGTATTGCATAGCCTCTTTAGGTTTGCTTCCCCAAAGATCTAAATCTTCTTTTGGATGAGGCGGGACATAAGTGTTTAATCCTAAATATTTCTGTATAGAATATGAAAAATGCACATCCTCTCCACAGATATTATTTAATGGAGGACCAGTTTCTCTCCAAAAAGCGCTTAAAAGATCCCTATGGAAAAACCAAGAGTGACCC